GTCCTGCCTGTCCCCAAGATGCAAAAATCAAGTTCTTCGTTAAGTGTGAACCAGCTTTCCCAGAGATGAAGAAAGACCCTGTACCCCGGGGTATTTCTCCTAGGTCTCCCCGCTATAATGCGGCTCTGGGCGTTTACATCAAGGCAATCGAGCCCAAGGTGTATAAGTTGATTAACTCGTTGTTTGGATCCCCGACAGTTCTCAAAGGAATGAACGCAACTAAGCAAGCAGAAGTGATACGGTCTAAATGGGATCTGTTCATCAATCCGGTATTTGTGCCCATTGATGCTAGCAGATATGACCAACATGTGTGCAAGGAGTCCCTGATGTGGGAACATAAGATTTATCTTATGTTTTTCCGCTACCGTAAGGAGCTTGCCAGACTGTTACGTATGCAGCTTAGGAATGATGTTCGAGCGTATTGCGGTGATGGATCGTTTCGAGGTATACTCGATGGGGTTCGTATGTCCGGAGATATGAATACTGGGCTTGGGAATTGTTTGGGAATGACTGCTATGATATATTCCTGGATTGAAAAGTTTGACTTTAAGATTCAGGTGATTGACAATGGAGACGATGCCGGATTCATATGTGAGAAGAAGCATATGAAGCGTCTTATGGAAGGATTTAAGGAATACATGCTTGAATTCGGCCATGAGATGACCATCGGATCTGTTGTTGATGAGTTCGAGAAGATCGAATTCTGTCAGACGCAGCCTGTGTGTGTCAATGGAACATGGATTATGGTTAGGGACCATTTCACCTCGCGTATTAAAGATGCTCGTTCATATCGTGTCTTTAACAGTAAGGAGATGAGAGTCTGGTGCGCAAGTGTTGGTGCCAGTGGATTGTCTCTATGCGGAGGAGTTCCAGTCATGCAGGAGATGTATAAGCATATACTATTAAGTTCTCATGGTGCCATCGGAAAACTGTGCTATGAGGACCCTCATGCTGGTAGACATATACTAGCAAAAGGAATGGAGCGTAAGTATGATGAGATCAGTCCTTCGACACGTCTCAGCTATTACATCGCGTTTGGTATTACGCCAGACCACCAGTTAGCGATCGAAAAGTATTATCGGGATCTTCCACTTCAGGAATTGCTAGAGCTGAAACAGAGCTCGGACTTCCAGTCGAAGATGTACACCCCCGCTTGTATATGCTAACTTCCCAGGTGCATTGGGTCTGATACTTAAGGACCAAAACTATTACTTTAGTGCTAACCAGAATGCCAAGAGACTGCACGGACC